CCACCCGTAAAAAGCGAGTCGATCGTACTCATATCATCTATGAGTTGCGTGTGGCTGGCGGCAACTACATAGGTGTCACTGCCAAGACTGAAAGTACTATTAATAAGAGTGTTTTGGCACGTGCCGCCAAGCACTTCTATCGTGCCAAGCGGGAGAACAAGGCGTGGGCCCTGTGTCAAGCCCTGCGCACTCTAAACAGCAAAGAAGACATAGAAGTACTGGTTCACGAAACACTGCGCGGCAAGGCTCAAGCGCACAAGAGAGAAGTAGAGTTACGCAGACAATTGCGCCCCACCCTTAACACAGATACCAGAGGAGATTGATATGGACATAGCTACAGCAGTTGCACACGTTAAACATCTAGCTGATGAGAATGGCATTCCCGTGTTGGAGCAGCTCATGGACATGCAGGCGAACCTAGACATGTATTCAAAAGAAAGCCGCATTGCTTATCGCGTGTTCATGATCGCGGGTGCTGCTATGTTTGCGCCGGTTGACACAGCAGCAGAGTGATGCTATAATTGACACTTAACAACATAGGAGCGAACTTATGGAAACCATGCAAGAACGTCATGCTGTTTATGCAGCATATGCAGAACTAGAAGTAGCTGCAGAAGCCTTCTACGCTGCTGCGGACCGGCTGAGCAAACTAGTACCTGAGACACAACTTACCCTCGCATCAGTCTGCGAAGATGTGAACTTTGCTGTGGTCTACGTGGACCAAGAACTTGATGAGGTGCTATAATGCGTTACTACGACACCCTAGCAACTCTGCAGCGCGATGGCTTTGAGATCATCGTGGACAAAAGCTGGGAAGACTTGAACCCACGTGACTGCTTTGATGAGAGCTGCTGCGACATCGAAGAGATCATCAAGGACATAGATCGGGGCCACCTGGACTGGTTCATGCTGCGTGTACGTGCCCTAGTGGATGGTCACGAGCTGGGCTCAGCTTACCTAGGGGGCATGCTCTACGAAGATCCCACAGAGTGCTTGACGGATGGCTCAGCTGAGGACATGATCTGCCAAGCCGTTGCAGAAGCCAAACGAGAAGCCCAGCGCCTTGTAGGGTCTTTGCAACGTGTGGTTGACACAGCTGCAGAATGACAGTATAATAGTCACTTACACACACTTAATAGGAGCGACACTATGGGTACACGATCAAGAGTAGCAGTCATGCATGGCGATGTCTGCAAGAGCGTCTATTGCCACTACGATGGCTATCTGGACTACGCAGGGCGCATTCTGCTATCCCATTATGATTCCACAGCAGCAAATGCGCTGATTGCACGTGGGGACAATTCGGGCGTCAAAGAGACCATAGCTGAGATGAACTTCTACAGCGACCGTGGCGAAGAAGACGTAAGCTGGCAGGTTGCACACTCATTTGAAGAGTTCCTCGAGCAGGTCAACAACTGCCATGGTGAGTATTACTACGTAATGAAGGACGGGGTATGGTATGCGGGTTGCGTATACGAGACCAAGGGTCTGATCAAGAACGGATTGGTTGCACTCAAAGACGCTATCACGGTCATAGGAGAGCCTGAAGCAGAAGAAACCCAGATAGCGGAAGTGTTATTCAAATAGGGGTTGACAAGACTCGTATTTGAGTGCATAATAGAGACTATGTTAACAACACACACAGGAGCGAAATCCATGCGTATTACACTAAGCCAAGGCCAGTACGGTGCCAAAAGCAATCAAATCTATCCAGGCATTGAGCTGGATATGGTTGGGGACTTTGTGTCAGAAGCCAACAACGGTTGGGAAGGCTACATCAAGGCCCGTTCAGGCTACAACATCAAGGGTGGTGGCGAGACCTGTAAGGTCTGGTGCAATCAAAGTGATGTTCAAGCAATTGCAGGAGCGCCAGCAGGTGTTACCATGTTGCAGGCTCTGAACAAGCCCGTGAAAGCTGGCAAGATGGATGCCACAGTCACAGACTTCACCCAGGTCAAAGTGCCAGACTCTGCAGTCGCAGACGAAACTGATGAGCAGATCATCGAGCGTACTAGATTGCGCTTTGAGATCCTCAAGGACATGACCAAAGCAGTCAAGACTGGTGACGTTCGTGCTATGATTGTCACAGGCCCTCCAGGTGTGGGCAAGAGCTTTGGTGTTGAAGAAGTACTAGCCAAAGATGACTTGTTTGATCTCATGGGCCAGCGTAAGCCCAAGTATGAGATCGTCAAGGGTGCTATGAGTGCCATTGGCTTGTATAGCAAGCTCTACAAATACAGTGATCCCAAGAACATTATTGTGTTCGATGACTGTGACAGCATTCTTTTAGATGACGTTGCACTCAACATCTTGAAGGCCGCTTTGGACACTTCAAAGAAGCGTACTATTTCTTGGAACACAGACTCTAGAGTATTGCGTTCCGAAGGAGTGCCAGACAAGTTTGATTTCAAGGGCGGTGCTATCTTTATCACCAACTTGAAGTTTGAGAATGTTCGCTCTAAGAAACTGCAGGAGCATTTGGCGGCACTAGAGTCACGCTGTCACTTCATTGATCTGCGTATGGACACAGACCGTGAGAAGGTTCTGCGTATCAAGCAGATCGTCAAAGACGGCATGTTGGACTCATACGAGCTTGAGGATGTTGCTAAGGACGAGATCGTGGACTTCATCCTTGAGAACCGTAGCCATATGCGTGAGTTGAGCCTGCGTACTGTTTTGAAGTGTGCAGACTTGAAGAAGAGCTTCCCCAGCAACTGGCAGAACATGGCTCGTGTCACTGTTATGAAAGGTATGGCTTAATATGTGTGGGTGCCAATACATTGGCCCTGAGCAGACAAGGGCTCCATTCAAGTACTGTGGGGTCCGTGCTCTAGAGGGCAAGGTCTATTGTGCAGATCACTACTACGTGGTCTACAAGAAGGGTAGTTCTAATCTCAAGAACAACACCAAGGCCATTGAAGCAGAGATTGCAGAGTTGAAACGGTTACAAGAAATTGAGGAGATTGAAAATGTTTGATAGTATTGTAAAAGTCACCCTGGCCATAGCAGTGATTCTGCTGTTGCTGGCTATTGGGCCCTGGTTGGTAATTTGGAGCTTGAACACCATGTTCCCTGCGTTGGCCATTGAGTTCACATTTTGGACATGGTGTGCTGTGGTTATTTTGGGCACGTTCTTTCGAGCAAATGTGTCTGTAAAAAGGAAAGATTAAGGTTGCATTACTAACCTACATCTGTTATTATAATAAAACGCTGATGAAGTTCAGCTTTATAACAAAGGAAACTTAAACATGAAACGTTTCAACCCAGAAACCAAGACTTTCAAGGTCTTCACAGCACTCTACAACGGTGCATCATTGACAGCAGCTCAAGCCAAGAAAATGGGCGTAGGCAATCTGTCAGCAGAAGTTAGCCGCATCAAGCAAGGTGGTTATGCTGTTTATTCAAACAGCCGCGTTGCTGGTAACGGTGTGACTGTTACTGAATACGTCATGGGCCAACCATCACGTGAAATCGTTGCTCTAGGCTACAAGGCCAAAGCAATGGGCATCACTCTTTAATTAGGGTTATCAAACAGACAAGCCGATTCGCTCCCGGGGCGTCTTTTGGGGCTGTTGTAGAAATACAACAGCCTTTTTCTTTGGCCGGCACTCTCCAAAAGAGGTTGACACTTTGGATACATAGTGCTATAATAGACACATACTAAGAAGGAGCGAACATGCAATTCACAGCAGATCAGGTATGGGGTTGTGCCATAGCAGCAGATCGTATCAATGGGGGCTATCTCAAAGAGCCTGTATACGCTCGCAACTTAGATGTGATTGAGAAGCAGGCCAACAAGGCCATGGTCAAGGATTGGCTACGCACCAACTCTTTCGGCCTGGTTACAGCTGCAGACATCGAGAGGGGTCGTGAGGTTCGCAACTACTTCAACGGGTTCTTGCTCAAAGAGATCGCAGGCAAGATCAACGACTTCGAACGCCAGGCCCTGAAGATCTCCCAAAAGGATGAGTTCACGGGTCGAGATATGTTTGATTTCGCTGTGGTCTCATGCTTGCCAGCTGCTATGCTGCGCGATCAAGCCAAGAACCAACTCACAACTGAGATCAGGTTCAGCACTCAGCTCGCTGCTGCTGTAGGTGATCGCATCCAGGGGGACATCGAAGTGATCAAATGCTATTGGAACCAGAACTATGGCAAGTGGCGTGTCACAGCCCGTATGGGTGAGAGCTTCGTGGACTTTTGGGCTTCTGAGGAGTTCAAGGGCACAGTCAGCATCAGGGCCAAGGTCAAAGCCCAGCGTGGCGATAATACAACACAGTTGAATTATGTGAAAATCCTAGGTTGACAACTGAGCAGATTGGTGTTATACTTATGATACTGAGAGATTAATTGTTTTAACCGTTTTTAACTAGCGAGGTCTTATGTCAAAGCAAACTGATATTTCCGTCCGTCAAGTAGGCCCTAAGGGTGCTATGAAGGCGATCCGTAAGGCGATTCAAACTCGTCGTCCTACATTCCTTTGGGGCCCTCCCGGAATTGGCAAATCCGATGTTGTCAAGCAGATCGGCGAGCAGGCAGGCCGTGAGGTTGTTGACGTTCGACTGGCCCTGTGGGAACCCACAGACATCAAGGGTATCCCTTATTACAACGCAGATCAAGGCAAGATGGTTTGGGCACCCCCAAGCGAACTGCCTACAGACCCAGAGTCTACTGCTATCATCTTCTTGGATGAGTTGAACTCTGCACCCCCAGCCGTGCAAGCCGCGGCCTATCAGTTGATCCTTAACCGTCGAGTAGGCACATACAAATTGCCTGCAGGTGTTGACGTGGTCGCCGCTGGTAACCGCGAAGGTGACCGTGGTGTTACCTATCGTATGCCAGCTCCGTTGGCTAACCGTTTCGTCCACTTGGAGATGAAGGTAGACTTCGATGACTTCCAAGACTGGGCTACGCTCAACAAGGTGCATCCAGAGGTCTTGGGTTATGTGGGTTTCGCCAAGCAAGACTTGTATGACTTTGATCCTAAGAGCCCTTCTAAGTCATTTGCAACTCCACGCTCTTGGGTGTTCGTCAGTGAACTCCTGCAGGACGATGACTGCGACAACGACACATTGGCCACGCTGATTGCGGGTGCCGTAGGTGACGGGTTGGCTACTAAGTTTATGGCTCACCGTAAGATTGCTGGACGCTTGCCTAAGGCAGAGGACATCCTCAGCGGTAAGGTCAAGGATCTGCAGATCAAAGAAGTGAGTGCCATGTATTCATTGACCGTGTCTTTGTGCTATGAGTTGAAAGACCAAGCAGAGAAGAAGGCCAAGGGCTGGGATGGTATGGCAGACAACTTCTTCCGCTACATGATGGACAATTTCCCAACAGAGTTGGTTGTGATGGGTGCTAAGACAGCACTTACCAATTATGACTTGCCTTTGGATGCAACGAAGATGAAATCCTTCGATGAGTTCCACAAGCGTTTCGGTAAGTATGTTTTGAGTGCTATGGAGAATTAAGACCTCGCCCATAGCAAGGGCGGGAGGCTTCTCAGGGCTTGCCCGTCCACCTTTTTTGGTTGACAGGTGTGTAAATAGATGCTATAATATACACATACTAAGGAGAGCGACACATGGACCCAATCGTAGAGAAACTAACAACTGCCCGAGTAGGCCTGCTACTCAAAGCACCTTTCTTTGGCAACATGGCCACTCGTATGCGTTTGATTCAAAGCGATGACTGGTGTCCGACTGCGGCCACTAACGGTCGTGACTTCATGTATAACACAGAGTTCGTCAAGAAGCTCAGTGTCAAGAAACTAGAGTTCCTCTTTGCACATGAGATCTGTCATGCTATCTTTGATCACTTTGGTCGTTGCGGTAGCAGAGATCGTATGTTGGCGAACATCGCACAAGACTACGCTGTCAACCAGATCCTTGTAGATGAACGCATTGGTGAGAAGATCACTGAAGTTAAGATCTGCTATGATCCAAAGTATCGCGGCATGGCTTGGGAAGAGATCTACGATCAATTATATGAGCAGGCAGAGAAGATTCCTATGGATCAATTGCTCAAGCAATTAGGCGATCTCTTAGACGAGCACATCAAAGAAGAAGAAGGTGCTGGCTCAGGTGAAGGCGACAAGACCAAAGACGGCAAGGGCAAGCCCAGCCTTACCAAAGAAGAAGCAGAGAAACTGCGTCAAGAGATCAAAGATGCAATGATCCAAAGTGCCGCGGCCGCAGGTGCAGGCAAGACTCCTGCAGGCATCATGCGTATGATCAAGAGCATGACTGAGCCTAAGATGGACTGGCGTCAATTGGTGCAACAAGAGATCCAAAGCATTGTTCGCAACGACTACTCCTTTACTCGAGTGAACCGTAAGAGTATGCACTCAGGTGCGGTGCTTCCAGGTATGAAAGAAGCAACTACCATTGACGTGGCTATTGCCATTGACATGAGTGGATCTATCGGTGACGAAGATGCAACTGCATTCTTGAGTGAGATCAAGGGCATCATGGACCAGTACGAGGACTTCCGTATTAACCTGTGGTGCTTTGACACAGAGATCTACAACTGGAAGACCATCACACACGATGAAGGTCACGAGTTAGAAGAGTATGAGCCTCAAGGCGGTGGTGGTACAGACTTTGAAGTCAACTGGACCTTTATGGAAGAGAATGGTATCCAGCCCAAGAAGTTCATTATGTTCACAGACGGCTACCCATGTGGCAGTTGGGGTGACGAGGACTACTGCGATACGATCTTTATCGTCAAAGGCAACACTTCAGCTCAAGCACCGTTTGGACAGACTGTGATCTATGAGAAGGAAACGGCTTCGGCCTAAGAGTGCCAGGGGTTGTGGCTTTTTAGCCACAGGCCCCGCTGCTTACGTGTGCGTGAGATCTAGGTATTGACAACTGAGCAGATTGGTGTTATAATATAAACATATTAACAAAGAAGGAGCGGTAATGATGGAACTAATCCTAGCATTCGTAGCAGGTATGATTGTAATGGACTTCATGTATGCATGGCGCATGGGAATTCCACAGATGTTGTGGTATCGCTTTAAGAATCGCAACAACCCCCAACCCAACTTCGAACAGGATCAATCATGAGTGTTATGAGTGAAGTAGCCTACGACATCGAGCAACTGTATATCGAGGGTGAGCATCCTACTGCCATCGCTCGCAACTTGGGCATTCCATTGAGCTTGGTCTATGATTGGTTAGAGGATACTGGTGTAGCAGGCGAGGAAGAACTCAGCCCCCACAACACCATAAATAGCTAGACATGAGCAAACTTGAATATCTAGCCCGCCCGTTGGTTGCGTTCGATCCCTACAACAAGGATCATAGACGCTACTATGCAGAGTACCTTGAGTATGGTGGTTGGGGTTCCTGCCCTGTGCGTTTTATCTGCACAGAAGATCATGGAGACAATCTACCTGCGCTGATACAACGCATCATGCTGGCCTACTACGTGGATCGTGAGTTCGGTGGTGGCCGGCTGGCTAGGGCTCGTTCATCCGACCTTAAGGAAGCTGCGGATCGCAAATACAAGGAAGCGGGACAACTGCGGAAAGAAGCACAGGCCTTGCTGAAACCCAGGCGGTAGTAGGGTCTTTCCAAAGTGGTTGACAGTTTGGATCATCGGTGTTATACTATAGGTATAGTGAATAACAAGGAGCCGAGATGTATATACACCTAATGACTGAAGAAGAACAAAAGGCCGTGGTCCGGGCCCTGCGGGGTTGGCAGTTCCAACGAAAGCACGGCAGCCTCTACGATCGTGGATCAGCAGACTCCTACTATGGCCGCCCACGTGATCCTCACTATGGCGGTGTTGGTGGCGATTCAGGACCGCGTGTTGACCAGGGCCTGAGCATAGACGAGATCAATGAATACTACGCTGGCTACGAACACAACGAACGATTCGGTGAAAAGAAAGACTACCGATAATGAAGAAGTTTACCTTTTGGCGAACTGCTACCATCTGCGAATACCACGAGGTTGAAGCAGAGGACGAGGAAACAGCACGTGATATGATGTATGACTCAGGGGATCCTGTTCACACCGAGTGGATGGGCTGGGACAGCGACTCATTCGAATTGGAAAAAGTGGAAGAATTAGACCCTTTGTATCGTATGGTCAGAGACTACAAATCGGTTGACAGTTTGGTAGAATGATAGTATAATATACACATACTAAGGAGAGCGAGTAATGGGTTATAAGACATTTGAGGTTGATACAATGCGTGACAAGTATGGTCCCCGCAAAGGTCTTGAAGGTCCGTTCAACTTCCTTGGTAGAGTGCTGTATTACGATCCCCGAGAAGGACAGTATTGGGATCCCCGCACAGACTTCTATGTTGAGCAGGCCGAGATGGATCAGCTCAACCAGAACCTGATGAAACTTTTAACAACATCTTAAGGAGCGAATATGCCTAATTGGTGCAACAACAACTTGACCCTAGAACACGAAGACCCAGCAATGATTCAGCGTGCCTATGATGCACTCCAGCGTGGAGAGTTCTTGAATGAATTCATTCCAGTGCCGGAAGACTTGAAGATCACTGCAGGCTTCCTCGGGGACGGCGATGCTCAGAAAGAGCTCGAAGCACAGACTAAACGCAATGTAGAGAAATACGGTTATGGCAACTGGTATGACTACTGCGTGGGTGAGTGGGGCACCAAGTGGGATGTAGGCGGTGATGGTCAGAGTGATATCCATCCTGATGGCCGGATGCTACACACCTCATTCGATTCAGCCTGGAGTCCCCCAGTGAATGCCTATGAGAAACTAGAGCAACTTGGGTTCCGAGTCAACGCAATGTTCTATGAATCGGGTATGGCATTCGCTGGATCCTACGAGGATGGCAACTGTGAAGACTTCAGTCTCGAAGGCATGAGTGCCGATGACATCGAGCAGGGCTATCCAGAGTTAGATGAAGCCTTTTGCATCAGTGAAAGCATCCGTGAATACGAGGCCGAGAACGAAGAAGAACTCACTGCGTGGATCAAAGATGGCATCGAAGAGAACAAGAAGTTGATTGCAGAATGAGCCTAACCAAGTTAGACAGACGCTATAACGGCTATCCATGGTGGACCCACAAGTGGGAAAAGTATGGTTACGGTGAGGATGCCCGGCGTCTGATCATACTCAACTTCGTGGACATGCGTGAATACATGACTCGTATGAATGGGCATGGTTGTTTCGAGTTCGAAGCGAGCTGGCTCAAACGAGCGGGCAAGGCAGTGCCTGAGTGGGGCTTTAACGAGCAGGGCAACATCTTCCTTAGGGACGGTGCCTTGGTTAACTTCCGATTGGCTATGGAGAGATGGCGGTGAGTAGAGAATATCAATTTGTTTTCAACGTGGTTTGTGCTGGCAACGGCAAACCCGATATGGCTAGGGTCGAAGAAATGATCAACCTTAGCATGCAGGATCTGGTCTTTGACGACGAGTTCATCGCCGCCCTTGACGAGAAAGAGAGTGTCACTATTCAGGTTAATTTGGTAAAATGAATGGTTGACAGTTTGGTTCGGACATGCTATACTAATAACATGCTGAATGGTTGGCATATTTTTTAACACACACAGAAGAGGTATTTGATATGAGTACAGATAAAAAGTTCGCTGTAGCAGGCGTTTCAACATACGAAGGCAAGACCAAGGTGCGCTTCGCTAACGACACCATGCGTGTCAAGATCCTGGCCAAGAACGGTCACCAGGATGTACAGCTTGTGGATCTTCCACATGAAATGACCAAGGCAGAGATCGGTCAGCACATGATCGCCACTGGCTTTGGCAAGGGCAATGCAGCTATCGAAGCTGCGATCGCATACGTAGTCAAGAAGAACCCTGTGGCCACAGCAGCCAAGGTAACTACAACTACTGTCGCGAAGACAGAAGCCGTTGCTGAATAATCCGATTCGCTCCCGGTAATCAGCAACCTTGATAGAGACCCTACTCGCACTAGGGTCTCTTTTTTTCGCTTGCATTTTGGACAAACTTGTGCTATACTACGTTTTTAACACACAGAAAGCAAACAATGCAAGCAACGACATTTAATGTTAGCGACAAACTGACACTAGCAAACACAGACACTGACACAGACAGCATTAGCACAACATACGACTGCAACGTTGAAGTGCAACTAGCAGGCGACAGCATATGGGACTGCGAGATTGAGGCAGTTACAGTTACAAGCATACACATACACGAGACGTTTGACGAGGACGGCGACAGTAGCATACACATTGCAGTTTGCTATAACGTAGACGGCGATGCGGAGTACGAGGACAGCTGGAGACTGTACACAGACACGGGCTTTGCAGATGCGATTAGTGCTTTGCTGGGGACGGCTGTGGACTTTACAGAGCAGGGCATGCAAGAGGACGGCTACGCGAGCATGGAGTAACAACACGTCCCTACACTGCGTAGGGTCTTTTGGTTGACAAATTGACAAATTGGCTGTATAATTAAACTATAAACTAAAGAAAGAGAACTATGAGTAATAAACTAAAAGCCGCAACATTCGTTGCACTCTACACAGTAGGCCTGGTTGTGGCCATCGGCGCAGTCCAGCTCATCCTTAACTATCTGCAGCCCACGTTGGCGGAAGTGGGAGTTGGATTCGCAGTGCTGATGTTGGCCTATGCCATGAAGATGATGTATGATCTTCGTCTAGGACAACTGGAATCACGTGATAGATTGAACGAGATCGCCAAAACCAATTCCACGCTTAAATAAGCATATGACAGAACTACTCATCGTCGCCTGGGTGTTTGGCCTCTTGATAGGATGGTCAGCATCCAAGCAGGTGCATCTCAATGGATTCCGCCAGCTGCTTAGAGCCCTGAAGATCACAGAAGATGATCTACTCCGGGCCATGGTCAAGATCCAATCAGCAGAATGGCAGCTGGAACAAGCAGAGGGAACCGAAGATCGCGCCGTGGTCGACGTCAAACTTGAGCAACAGGGCACAGAGATCTTCGCCTATCGCAAGAGTGATAACCAGTTCCTAGCACAGGGATCCAATGCAGACTCCTTGATCGAGCGATTGAACCAAAATCTCACACCATGCAAGGTGGTTGTGGCCAAAGAAGACGGCGCAGATCTGTTGCAGAAAAACAACAGTTAATTTGGTTGACAATTTGGATGTTCAGTGTTATAATACACACATGAACAAAACAAATGAACTAATACAGTGGACCGGAACAGCATTCATCCTAGCGATGTATGTGATCTCAAACTTCTTTCCAGGCTATGACAACCTACGCAACGCAGTGGCACTGGTAGGTGGCCTATGCTTCTTTACGTGGAGTTATCGAGTGGCTAACAAGCCGCAGATGATTATAAATGGAGTGGCAATAGTCCTGTGTGTCGTAGGGTTATCGAAAGCAATGATTTGACAGATTGGTTGATTGGTGCTACAATAGAGACAAGTTAGAAAGCAAGGCGGTCCTCGAATGTAAGAACCCACGCAGCGATGCAAAAAGGGTTGGAACCAAGGGACACGAAGCGAGTTTGTAGACTCGGCCTAAGCAAGTGATAAGGGGTTACCAACTCCGGTAGGTACCCAAGTAGAGAACTATTCCTAGTGACGGCTAGGCTCTACTTGGACTACACGAAAG